AATTGATCGCGTCCTCCATGAAGGCGAAGGTTGTTTGCTCAAGCTCCTCTTGCACGAGCTCTTGCTCCGCGGGGGTGAGTTCATCATCCTCATACATGGCTGCGCGCGCGAGAGCGCCATTGCTATGCATCTCCTCGACCGCGCGATTCACATCGCATGGAAAGCCACCCAAAGGCGCTATGGGCGCATTGGGGGCTTGTAGTGGTTCACCATTGAGTCCGCGGCTAAACGCGGACGCTAGATCGCTCATTTTGTGTAGTGGCATTGTTGTGTTCCTCCTTTTGCGTTGCGCGTATTAGAGCGCAACTACGTTGATGATTGCCTCGCCAGCGTCTGCGGGCGCTTTGAGCTTGCCCATTTTGACGACTGCCTCATCCTGCTCGTCCACGATGTCGCGGATGAGCTTGATGGCTTCTTGCGCCTCCTTGGGCAACTGGGCGCATACGAAGGTGAGCGTATCGCGATGCTTGAAGTTGATCGCATACTCCTCCTTGCCCTCGTGTGCAGGCGTAGGCTTGGATTTTTTGGTTTTGGTTTTGGTTGGCTTCGCTGGCGCGGCTACGGTCATGCGCATTGCGTTGCTCCCACGGAAGCGATAACCCTTGGGGCAGTTGCCGCTTGGGCGTGGGTTGGCGTGATTGCCTAAGGCAACAAACGCTTTGACCTCGGCTGCGCTGGCATCCGCGAGCACGTCTGTTATGGGTGCGCCATCAGTGGTGATGAAGCCTTTGAGCTTGCGCTCATTGTGTACGCGTGACTTGCGTGCAGACGCAGGCTTGCGTGAGGGGCTTTCACCAAAGGTGGCAACCTTGGCGTCGATTGCCTTGCGCAGTGCGCTCGCGGTGTAGCCCGTGAGCGTGTACGTGCGTGACTTGCGGACGCGCTTAGCCTTGGCTTTTTTGGTTTTGGTTGGGGTTACGGTTGCAGGTGCGCTTACGAGCGCACTCCATAGGTTATTTATGTATGACATTTTGGTGTCTCCTGTGCGCGTGTGTTATGTGTACGCACTAGCGTACGCGCGGACGCTTATGCGTAATGAAGAAAGTCATGCCCACCCTTAGAAACGCGCGCATGAACGCATCCATGCGACTGTGCGTGGGTGGACAATGCCTTGATACGTACTCTCCCGTGTGTACGTGCGCCCCCGCATACATGAGTGTGTGGCATCCTTACATGTATGCGCTCCCGCTTGCGCAGGCTGTGGGGGGGATTGGCATAATTTCAGCCAACTTCATTATACCATGCTTGTCAAATTTTGTTGTAAGTTGTTGATATTCAATGCTTTAAGTAAAGTTAAGCATAATAAGTTTACTATATTTTTAAGTTCCGCTTGTCGAAAAAACGGTATTGAAGCCCCCCTCTATTTATGTATAAATTGCAATATGGACTGCAATATGGATGATGCTTATAAGCTCGTAGGGTCAAAACATAACTGGGAAAATCGCGATTCTCAGTTGAAATTACTTATACGATTTGGACTAAAGGAAGACCATGATCTACTAGACTTCGGTTGTGGTATTTTGAGGGGTGGAATAAATATAATTAATTACCTAGATGATGGAAAGTACCATGGTTATGATATATCAAAGAAGAGACTTGATGTGGGTAAATCTATATATGAAAAAAGTGGTATAAATAAAAAAATATACTTAAGTGATCAAATACCTAACTATAAGAAATTTGATGTGATTTGGGCATTTCAGGTTTTCATACATATAGCTGATGATATTTTTGACGAAAATTTAAAACTCCTTTTGGAACACCTATCGGGTTACGCATATATATCCACTTATTCTACTGCAAACAGGGAGAGTCAGCCTTGGATGGAATATCCTCATGTATTGCATGACCAATCTTTTTATAAGGCAAAATTTGAGCCATATAATGGCACTATTGTAAGGGAAACCCCAGCACCTAAAGTCGGTGGCGTAAGTCATGTATGGAGAATAAATCATGACAAATCATGACAGATATAGATTGGGCTAAAAACGTAATGGATAAGGTCGATGCTGGTAAAAGCGTGCCAGAGGAAGACCTACATAAAGCGAGTGCTATCTTAATACGCGAGGTAGAGAAAGAAACCTTGCCTCACTATGCAAAAAACCAGACTGAGTTGGCCAAGTTATTTAAGGTAGATCGTAAAACGATTCAGAGGTGGAGAAAAGAGCCTGGTTTTCCCGAGCCATTATCGAATGGGAAGTGGGATGTATTCGCTATTCGTGCTTGGATTAAAGCTAACCAAAGAAGCGATCCAGATGAAACTGAGGATCTACATGACTTAAAAATCCGACAGCTAAAGCTCATTTGCGAAAAGCTGGAGCATGAAATTTCCGTAAAAAGAGGCGACTATACATTAAATGATGACGTAAAGAGGTGGGTGGCTAGTATGATACAAGAGTCAAAAACTGTGCTCCTGGGCATACCAGCGAAAGCTGCGCCCCAAGTTATAGGCATGGAACCCGCTGAGGCTGAAGCTTTCCTAAAAGACGCGATTAATGAAGCACTAGGGCATTTAAGTTCATAATGTTGACAAGGTCGTGCTTTTATGTGAAAGACATAAAACCGTTCGGCAATAATCCAACATTCTCACTTTGTAGTGCCTGTAAGTCTAAGGTTGCTTGTTCAAAAGCAGGCAAGTGCTTGCTTAAGAAAGAAATAAAAGAGTTTGCGGAAAGAAATGAGAAACTTTTGATGCTATTTGCCCTCAAGGATGAAGAGCGATCTAGGTTTGATAGAAGAAGGCGAGCCAAAACCTTGCCAAGTAATTTAGGTAAGGGTAATAATACGCCCAAGTCACCCGCGGGTAAAAAGATAGGTGTTATTAAAGATGGTATTTATAGAAAAACAAAAAGTGGTACTCTAGAAAAGATTAATGTACTACCTGATAAGTTAACGAAAAAGAAATCGGCAATTCGCAAGAGCATTGATAAAGAGAATGCAAAAATTGCAATGCTTACTCAACAGGAAGCAGAGTCTGCAAAAGTGCGCGGCAAAAACTTGAGGAATAATGCTAAAATGAGCATAAAGACTTCTGGTAATTTCGCCAAGAAGCAAGGAATTGTAACCGCCCAGGTAGATGACCCTAAAAAGTATCAAAGACCCACGAAGGGTAAGTACGAGAGAGGTGATTTTACTCAAAAGCAGCGCCAAAACGCTAAAGCTAAGGAGGCAAAAAATATTTCTAGTAACCAAAAAACACGCGCTAGAAAGGCAAAATATGATGATTTGGATGTAAATCAGAAAGAAAAAGCAATAAAAACGGCCATGAAAAACCATGGTGTTAATAGGCGTGGTGCTAAAAGTTTACTCCGCAAGAGTTTATTAGCGGCTTTCACAAGAAAGAGATTTAGTTGACAACGCAATAAATAGTATGAATGACGCAAAACGCATTATCGCTTTAGATGAAAAACTAGACCAAGTTATTAGACTTAGGGGTGAAAACATTGAATTTCGCGCCGAAGAGGAAGATCATAAAAATGTTGGCGGAGTATTAGGGTCTGTTAGAGAGACTGTTGGTCGCGGAACAGGCGTTTTAGCAGGGCTAGGTGCTGGTGCTGTTGCCTATCAAAATCGCGACAAGATAAGCAAGTATGCCCAGGGTGCCAAGAATAGGTACAATGCGACAAGAAGGGTAGGCGGAGGAGTAGCCTCAGGCGCAGCGAATGCCGTAGTTCCTGGAAGTGCTCAAAAAATTAAAAAGAAAGCTTCTGAAATTAAGGGTAAAGTAAATCCTTATGTAAAAGGTCAAGCACGTCGGACCGGTAGAATGCTAAAAAACCTTCGTAAGAAAATCTTCAAATATGAAGAGCCTAGTGTAGAGGACTTGATGGAATTTATGTATGCTTCTGACGGAAAAGGCTATGGAGACATAGCTAGGAAACAGCAGAAAGACGCGAAAAACACAACTTCCGCTAGAACTAAAAGAAAAGCCAAAGCGAATATGCAGTTGGCTAAGAAGAAAATATTAGCCATTCTCGCACGCAGGAAGGGTTGACTTTATTAATGATTTTACTAATTTCTATCTATGAATGGAATAAATCTAGACGGAAATAAAGTAATATTTGATCTCACTATAATAAACGAGGAGATAGAAAAGTTTAACGAAGAAACTGGTCACTCCTTGAATACATTTGATCCAGCTAAAGACTCTTTCGCGGGATTTATAGAAATGATCCAACACTATAGGCAAACCGTTTGTGAGTCAAAAAAGGCTTTCAAGTCTGCTATTAAGTGAATTTAGTTGAGCGGGTAGCTCAAGAATCTTGGAAGCCTGCCGATAATAGACCACCATGGCAGTGGGCTGAAGATAATTTTATTGTTTCAGTCTCGCCATTTCCTGGTAAATGGAAGTCGGCAAACTCTCCATGGGTTCGCGAGTTCATGGAAGTTTTTGCCGATAATAGAGTAAGAACTCTATCCATCATGTGCTCTGCGCAGAGTGCTAAGACAGAGACGATGATGGCTTGTCTATGTTGGCTAATAGCAGAAGACCCAGGACCATGTATGTGGGTGACATCAAACGAAGAGGAGGCACTAAAATTCGCTAAAGAGCGTATGATGCCTTCCCTCAAGTCTTGTCCATTGGTCCGAAGCTTACTCCCGAGTAGTCGTGAATTACTGAAGAGTAAGGAAGTGTTTTTTCCTCACATGACGCTAGAGATCGTTGGGTCTAATGCACCTTCAAAATTACAATCAAAACCTAGGCGGTGGTTATTATTGGATGAGGTTAGAAACTGGCCCCCAGGCGCTTTGCCTACAGTTTTAAAAAGAACACGAACATTTTGGAATGCTAGGCAGGTTATTATTTCAACCCCAGATTTAGAGCATGACACTGTCCATCAAGAGTTCCTGCGTGGAGATCAGAGATCATGGCATATTAATTGCCCTAAATGCAATGAATATCATGAACTGATATGGGACTACATGAAGTGGGATACAAATGAGATTACTAAGCCTGACTTGTACAATTTTGATGCCCTAGCAGACACAATAAGAGTTGAATGTCCGCACTGCGGATATGAAACAAGAGACACTCCCGCGGAAAGAAGAAGACTTACGAATACGGGCAAATGGATCGCGAAGAACCCAAGTGCCCCCACATCAAGACGAAGTTTTACCTGGAATGCATTACTCCCACAATGGGTGCGATGGAGGGAGTTGGTTGAGGAATTTATAAATGCTAAAAAAGCTCTTTCTTGGGGCGATCCTATGCCATTAAAAACATTTATAACGGAAAGCTTAGGGCAACCATGGGAAGATAGGTTAAAGTATGGTGATGTTTCTTCATGGTCTGAGGATCGCAAGGGGAGTTATAAGCTTCTAGATAGTTGGCCCGAGGGGGAGCGAAAATTCTTAGCTGCAGATGTGCAGAAAGATTGCTTGTATTATGTTTGTAGGCAATTTGGTAAAGCAGGAGCCTCTAGGTTGTATGATTATGGCAAAGTGTCTGATTTTTCTTCCCTACGAGAGAAGATACACGAACTTGGCGTAGATTCTGATGATGTTGTTATAGATAGTGGTTATTTAGCCACAACGGTCTATAATGAGGTTACTAAATCTGGTTATGCATGGAAGCCAATGAAGGGTGATGATTTCCAATACTTCATGGTTGATGGAATACGGCAACCATGGAAAGATACATTAGTAGACCCAGCAATGGGAACTGTAAGTCAAGGTCAAGTTAGACCCGTAAGACTTTTCGTGTATTCCAACCCAGCGATAAAAGACCTTTTGGCTGAGTATAAAAAAGGTATAGGCCCTAGTTGGCAGTTGCCAGAAAACATAACAAGAGATTATATCAATCAAATGTCAGCGGAGCATAGGGAGGAAATTATAGATAATTACGGAAAGATTACATATAAGTGGGTAAATAAACCTCGCAAAGATAATCACTTTTGGGATTGTGAATGCATGATATTAGTGGCAGCTCTAGTAACTGAAATGATTGGTGTACGATGAAGCTCAACTACATTTACTGCGATACAAATCCTGATCAAAAATTAATTGCCCAGAATGTATTGGATTATAATTTCATAAAACCCATTAGCATTTATGATACAACTGATCCTGAAACTATTGATTGGACAAGAAAGACAATTAAGGGACTTAAGGGTGATATTATAGTTCAGTGGTCACCCGCGATAAAAGGTGTAGAGGAATTTGCTACAAAAGATTGGTTCCTGTGGTGCGATAATAGTATTTCTGGAATTGAGGATTTACCAGACTGCAACTATATCGCTGCAGATAGTTTTACTAAAAATTTACTACTAGGAAGGGGGAAGAAACCAATAACCATTCGTAGAGTTGGACCTCCATATAGTAAAAATAGGGTACTTGGGGAAGTTGAGGATAACCATAATTTAAAAGTGCCTAATTGGGTGTTATATAAAAATAGTTGCAGGGTCGGGATACCTTGGGGCACTTTTTTTAAAATAAGATATGAAATAATAATAAAATCACTAGTTAAGCATTTACCTAAGTTTGAGTTATTTATAAATGCCACGAACTATAGGCAGCACGTCAATACATTAACTGTGTCTGATATCTTAGAAAAAATAGATGAGGAATACCATAAGTATATAACATTTACGCCATTTGAGGTTAGTGAGCTAGATTTAGTTATAGCTCCCATGTTTAGGAGCGAAAGCACAATAGTGCAGGCAATACGAGCTGGCATTCCTTGCATTGCTCACCCTACACCTTTTGCTCAAGATATAAGAGAGAATTTTGGTGCTATAATTACTGCCAATCAAAATAGCCAAGCTAGAATGGATTTAGGCATGGCGAATATTTGCTCTAGTCATGTGCAGAGTAAAATCGTAGCGGGCTTAGAGGAGATAAGGGAAATATCAACCGCAGACAGGATGAGGAACTTATTAAAATCTATCGGTGTTTCTGGTTTATCCGTTCACTCGAAAGTTACGAGCGGTTCTAGGGTGAATGTATTTGGCTGTTTCCGAAACAATGAGGAGTCTATTGGTCAAACATTGGGTGGATTAAAGGTGATGGAGCATAAGTATAAAGGTCCAGTTAATTACTATTTTTTCGAGAATGATAGTAGCGATACCACTCCTAATTTGTTAGAAGATTTTTTTAAGCACTCTAATGGTAAATTCTCTTGCGAAAAGCTAGGGAATACACACTGGCCATCCACTAATGACCCAAGGAGAATAAAAGACTTATCTATGTATAGGAATAAAATGAAAAACCTATGCAAAGATTGGACTCAATCAGACTACTCTTTCATTATTGATAGTGAGGTAATTTTTGATCTAGAAATTATGAGTAATATGATTTCTGTCCTTGAGGATAACGAGGACATTGCGATGGTAACACCTTTCGGAACTCCTGTTTGGACTAATGGGTACTATGACACATTTGCATTTAGACCGCTAGAGGGTGATGAAATTAGACCACCAGGTCATCATACCGAACCTTTTGAAGTCCGTAGCGCTTTTGCAGGATTTGTTTGTATAAGGACAAAAGTTCTTGAGGTGTGCCATTGGGAAAGTGACCTAGATGGATCAGGGAATTTCTCAGTAAGTGAGCACATTCATTTTTGCGACATGGTGCGCGCCCATGGGAAAGTTGTAATTGATCCGCGCATAAGGGTATATTGGAAGAAATGATAGGCAAGGATTTCATATTTATAGAGACCCCAAAGTGCGCAACAACTTCATTTCGTGAATGGGCTTTTGAGAAAAATTTAGCCAATCGTAAGTTAAATAACTTCTTAAGGAGACATATTAGGGGAGAAGCATATAGAAATATAGTCACGGAAAGTAGCCATCCATTCAAAAATTGGTTAGCTTTTGTTAGAAATCCATATTCAAGACTTGTTTCGCAGTATGAGTATTTAAAAAAAATAGGAATTAACCCTAGTGAAGATGTAAAAAATGATAACCACACAAAGTTTGGTAAAAGGGTTGTTGATGATTATCCAACATTTGAAACTTTTGTGCAAGCAATCAGAAAAGATTATCAAGTTAATTTACATCTAAAAGAAACCACCCAGTATTCATTTCTGCATATTAACTGTAATTCAGTGCTCTCTAGTACAGAAAAAGTGATACCTAATTTAGTTAAAGTAGAAAGTTTACACTTAGAGTTTGAATTACTATGCCGCAAAAGGAGTTGGGACTATAGCCCACTCCCTCATCACAACATGAGCACTAAAATAAGTTGGCAAGACTACTATAGTAGAGACATGAGAAACTTAGTTTATAATTATTACAGAAAAGATTTCGATATAGGGGGATACCTTCAATGAAAATACAAATTATACCCATAAAACCTTTCGTTCAAATAGAGAGAATATTAATAAGGAATCTTTCAAGTGTTGAGAGAAATTGGAATAATGGAGATTTTGCAATACTAGCAAATCCTTACGACTTAGTAAAAGCTTGCGACCATGAAATAGAAAAAACATGCGATCAATGGAATCGCCTCGCTTCTCATGAATTTTGTTATAAATTGGAGGATTTATATTTGATGGAAGGTCAAAGAGATTTAATTTTTCATTTAGCTAGTAAGTACTCCATCAAGATAAGGGAGTATAATAAAAAAATACTTTGGGTTGGAGGCGAGATTGATATAATTGAGTTTAATGAAAATCGAGATGATATAAACTTAGTTAATAAATTTATAAACAAAAAGTACATGAATCGCTTAAACTACCCACTGCGATGATAATTAATCAAATATGGATTAGTGACACACCTACACCACCATTAGTTTTAAATCGAGCTAGGAGAAATGAAAGTAAAGCATTTGCCGCTGGGTTTAAGTATAAATTTTGGGAAAAAAGCAGCATTTATAGAATCCTAGAAAAAGATGATAGGGTGAGATTTGATGCAATAAAAAATAATATAGCAAGGTGCGATTTTACTAGATATCATGTATTGAAGAGAAATAATGGAATATACATTGATATGGACGACTGGATGCATTTCAATAGTTCGCATAAAAATGAGTATTTCATATCAAGACTACGAAAAGGTAAGGGTTTTATTGTAAATGCAATATTACGCATACCAGAAGAAGTATCGGATTGTGTTATTAAGCAGGCTAGGGATTTTATAGATCAAAGAGGGGTCGGGGACGCTCGCGCGATAGGTATAATTCCCTTACGTAGATGCATAAATGCTATAGAGTTTAAACATCGCTATATAGCTATGCCAGGAAAAGAGCTTTGCTCACCAGGTAAAAACTGGCAAACTTCTAGCGAAACTTCATGGAAAGGGCAGATTGATTTATGGGATGAACCAAAGACGATGAAAGAGGAGTTAAATGAATACAGAAGATAGAATAAAGTATTACTTGGGTAATATAAATAGCCTTGAATGGCCCAGTTCTAGCGATCAAGTGAACGATTTTGAGTTTAGTATGACTGTCAAAGATTTATTTGACTGGGAACCAAATACTAAAAGGGCAACCCGTGACTTAATACCGCCCAATGGGTACACCCCAGCTCAGGGAAGGCTAATGCATAGAGTAAGAGAAATTTGCTCTAGCGTTGGAATTAAAGAGGGTAGATTTTTTGCTGTATCTGGAGATCAGCACACAAGGAGTAATTACCCATGTTTCTCGCCATATTCATCTGCAACTAAAAGATGGAGACCAAGGAAGATAAATAATGATGCAGGTATTTGCTTAAAGTTTCATCGCGAGAGATGGTGGAAGTCATTTTATGCAAAGACACAATACAAGCCATTCAAGGATAAAACTAACCGCAGTGCAGTTTGGCGGGGGGCAACATCAGGGTTTCATGTAGGTGCAGGTAACCGATTTAAGTTAGCTACCGATTGGCACAACAAAAGACCAGACATTGATGTAGGTTTTTCAAAGGCAACGAATTGTGCCAGAGGGGCGCCCTTTAATCAATCACCATATTTAAGTGATGAAGAATTTAGTAATTTTAAATATATTATATCTTCACCAGGCAACATAAACGAAAGCGGTCTTCATTGGAAACTAATGTCAAACAGTGTCGTGATAATGGCGAAACCTGAGGCCTGCACTTGGTTAATGGAGGATAAATTAGAAGATCGAGTTCACTACATACAAGTCAAAGACGATTGGTCGGATTTAGGTGAAATAATAGATTGGTGTAAAGATAATAATGAGAAATGTGAAGAGATCACTCAAAACGCTAAATCTTACATGAATCAGTTCTCCAATGAAGAGGAGGAACAATATATAGAAGGCGAAGTAGTTAGGGAATACTTTGAGAGGTCTAACGCTTTTTATTCTAGTAGAATATTCACCTAACCCAAAACCCTTATAATAGTAGTGGGCTAAAGCACACACTACTAATATGGAAGGGTGTGGGGGTTAGTCGTTTAACTCATTGTAGATATCAAGAATTGGCAGCAAGCTAGTAGCTAGTGCCCTTTTCTCATCAGCACTCCAATTATGCAAAGGCTTTGCCCTAACAGCACCTTTATATGTGTGTTGAATTTTTGATGAAAGACCAGGGATGCTCTCAAATCGTTTATCAGCAGTTTCTCTGTAAGTTGACTTTTCTCCATCATGGTCAATTCCTAAGCATTGCCTAATAGATGTGTACTTGCCACTCTCTAGGTCAAGACCAGCCTCAACTTTTTCATTTAGCTTAATATATTGATATGCGGTTTTTTTGCTAAATACTAAATTCTCACTAATCCATTTACCAAAGTCATCAACCTGCGAACGTATTCTTTTCAAATGCAACCCCGCTTCGGCGAAATGCACTAGCGATCCAACCATTTGGTTTAATCCTTGCTTATGGCATTCTAAAATTCGTTCTGCTGTTTGATCAGGTGCTAATGTTACTTCTAATTCCATTTTATTTTTTATTACGTTTTATCTGTATTTCTCTATATTTTTCGCAAGCCTTTAATGATTTTTGACCCCTCACGGGAGGTAGGTTAAAGTTTTTTTGAAATAGTTTTACTGATTTAGAAAGAGCTTGTCTTGTAACCCCATGTATTGCGGCTATATCTTTCATGGACTTACCTAAAAACAAAGGCAACCCAAAAGCGCAAACTATGGTCGCTAGTTTTAGTCTGTAGTTGTTGGAGTCATAAATAAGGGCAATTACACGGGTGAGTGCATCTTGGACTTCTGCTCTAACCCTTTCATCAACATATTGCCGAAGTAATTCAGGCATATCATCAATGATTTCATCACTAGGTGGCTTGTCTCCAAAGTCTATGGAGTCATAATCAAAGTCTACGAATGCTTCTCTTATTGTTGACATGGTTTCTTTGCTATATGAGCGTAGCTAATTGGAAAATTATTTATCGCGACTACAACAGTCAAGAACTTAAAATGGAGAGTGATAGCCTAAAAAAAGAGGCGAGCAATCTATATTTAGCGCAATCTGTTGGGGGCAAAAGTTATCAGCGAAGCATTACTTCAGTTGAAGAGAGGCTTAGAGCTATAGCAGAGATAAAAAGAGAGAAGTCTGGTAAATCTTACAATGAGGACACTTACGCAGATTTTGGTGGCTATGGTCTTGACGGAGAAACCTTCAATCGCAATATGGAAGGATGAAAAAAGATACACCAGGAATCCTAGATAAAGTAATAAGTTTCGTTAGCCCTGAGTGGGGCCTACAAAGAAGGTATTACAAGGAGAGGCTTGAATTTTCTTACGATGCAGCGCGAGATATACCTGCCCATAAAACTATAGCAACATCACACGCAACAGCGGCATCTGAGTCTTTCCAGAACCAAAGGGATAGAATCAAGATGATGTGGGAAGCTCGCAACTTGGTTCAGAACTATTCTTTCTTTAAATCCATACTATTGAAAGAGGCCATGTACGTGTGCGGCTCAATGCGATACCAAGCACAAACAGGCGACCCAGCAATTAACCAGGCATATGAAGAGTACTGGAGGGACTGGGAAAAGCGGTGTGATATAACTCGTCGCTATCCATTTAGGCATCTAGTTCAATTAGCCCACATGGGTATGAGAAGAGACGGGGACGCTGCGTTTGTGTTAGTCACACAAGGGGCAGATGTTAGATTACAAGCCATAGAGGCAGATAGGATTGGCAACCCTAGTGAGTTTAATCGTCCAGTAAAAGAAGAAAACTACATAGGGGGAATTACTATAAATGACTATGGGCAACCATTATCATACAAAGTATTTAAAAGAACTTTACATGGTCAATATAAAGACCCTCGCGATATTCCAGCTTCAAATTTCATACACTACATAGACCCAATGAGGGTTGATCAGTATCGCGGCATAACAGCTTTCGAGACTGCAATTCCTCATGCAAAAGATGTTTATGAGTTGTATAAGATGGAAAAGATGGCCGTAAAATGGGGGTCGTCACACGCGGGCGTAATTACCAAAAACGATCATGGGCCTGATAAATGGTCGTCCAAAATCCCTGGCGTTATGGATGACAGGAAAATGGAAAAGATTGACCCAGGGAAGATTGTTCGCTTGCAACCAGGGGATGACATTAGAATGTTCCAAACTCAATCAAGACCAAGCCCAACATTCAATGGGTTTGTGACCACTTTGATTCGCGAAATGGCAAATGGGCTTAATCTGCCTTTCGCATTCGTTTGGGATATGTCAGCTTTTGGAGGGGCGACCGCTAGGCTTGAGGTACAGCAAGCACAGAGAGCATTTAAGCGGCATCAAGATTTATTATCAGAGCAGGTTCTTGACCCAATAAAAAATATAGTAATATCAAGAGCGATAGCATTAGGTAATTTACCCGCGAGCCCGAACTACAAAAAGGGCAAGTGGCAATTCAATTCGCAAATCACAGCAGATTTAGGTCATGAAGTGCAGGCTACTATTGGTATGCTTGACGCGGGCCTCAAGACCCATGATGCGGCATATGGCGAAATGGGCTTAGATTTTGAAGAAGAGTCTGAAAAAATAGCTAGAGAGTTACAACATTTACAGGCATTAGCTGAAAAGTATGAGATACCTATGAGCTTAATAACAAAAAGGTTGCAGTCTGCGCATGAAATGATTGACGCATATAAGCATAGTCTCAAAAACCCCAATGCTGGTGCGCCTATAGAACCCAATTCAAATGCGGGCAATAAGTAGATTTTTAAAACGAGCCGCAGTTAAATATAGGCAGGCGGGTCGTAAGAAATTCCAAAAAGGTGGTTCAAAGAATCGCTTGGGTTCTTTTGATACTGATAAGTTTTATGGCAAGAAAACGAAAGTATCCATGACTAAAGCCGCGGGAGCTGGAGGTGCAGCAGGAGCAGCAGCAGGTGTGGGTTATGGTGACGCCAAGAAACCAACTCCAGAAACCAGAAGAAGAGTAAATTCTTTAGTGAGGAGTAATCAAGCACCCAGTAGGCTCAAGGATGACTTAAATCATCCAAGGGCTTCCAATAAAGGCATGAAGAAATTAGCCAATCGCTATGAATCTGAATCTAAGGATTTGGCTAAGCTAGGCAAAGAAAGAGATGCTGACTATGTAAATCAAGAGTTAAAGAAAGAAACCGAATTGCGTCAAAAGAGGATCAACAAGGAGCGTAAAAGAATAGCAAAGACAAACCCTGGGGTACAGAAGGAGCTAAAAGATTTCGTAGAAGGCAAGAAGTCAGCAGACTGGGAAAAAAAGAATTGGGGCGCCTTAACAGGGAGCGAGAAAAGGAAGATGAAAAGATTGGCTAAGCCTGGGGAGAGTCCCCAGCAGGCACATAAAAGAGCATCCACATCTGAGCGGCAAAGAAAGAAAACGCGATCCCGTAATGTAAAAGAAGCTGAGATAAATAAGAAAACAGAGAAAGTTTTATCCAAGAAAAAGAACCAGGGCATATCCAGGGCTAATGCTAGATCGCAAGCTGTGCGAAAAATAGACCAGAAAAAAGCCGCGGCCAACCAGGCTAACCAGGTCAAGGCTCCTGGGAAAACCAGACCTATTGGCGAAACAGGAGACACTCAGGTCTCTATTAATCGCAGAAACAAGATACCTGACCAGGGATCAGCCAGATTGAAGGCCGGGAAAAGGACCGGAGGCCATAAATTTGATCCTGGGGCCAAGAGGCGTAACACGAAAAAAGTGCTTGATAGCCAAGGTAAGGTTAAGAATGTACAAAGTAGGGCAAGAGGGACTGGTAAAGAAGAGGCAACAATAGCAGGTCAAGCAGCAAAGAGGGGTGCTATAAAGAGAGCAAAAAAACTTTTACCCAAAGATGATGAGTTACCAGAAGGCCAGTACCCTGATTTGAAAGTATTTAAAGATATAATGAATAAGGTTAGAAAGCCTGATGATGGTTACCCTAGGATAAACTTAGAGGAGAAAAAGAAGGCTACAGTTATAGGAAGCGCAACGGGTGCAGCAGCTGGGGGGTTACTCGCGGGTAACTACCTGAGGGATGTTAAGTTAAGGCATAAGCAACTAAAAAGAGCTAAACTTAAGGGTACTAAAAAAGTATGGAGAAGTGGTAAAGCCCCATTGTATTCCGATAAGGCACCGAAAGGTTTTAGGAGACACGTAGGTAGTAGAGCATTAATGAAACTTTTGACACCACTAGCAATAGGTGGAGGTATAGGATATGGCATCGACAAAAAAAGAAGGAAAGATTGAGCACGCTATTAAGCATCCCGTTGATACGGTATTGACTAATAAGCCAGCTGAGCAGCATCGTAGAATTAACACTGCTTTAGCAGGTGTAGGTACTGCTGCGGGTTTGCTTACGGCAACAAGGATGCTTAGACAAAGACCCACTGAGCAAGTTGTTAAAGCAACTAAAGCCACGACACGTGCGGCAAATCAAGCCACAAAGACGGCGAGGGATGCCCAGGCGGCTATTAATGAATCCCCCCTAAATAGGTCTTCTCGTGCAAAAGCAGTTCGTAAAAATAAAGCAAAGCGAGTAAAAAGGGCTAAAGAGTATTTAAATAAAAAACGATCAAGTAAATGGTCTAAGTGGAGAAAAACTTTAAATAAATTGCCTGGTGGAAAGCGTTTCATATTTGAAAACTCTATTCAGCAAAGAATATTTGAAAAAAATAAAGCTAAAACAATAGCATTTGCTATATCTAGGCCCGAGCTTGACGACTCCAGTGCGGAAAAGCTAAGAGCTATGAGGCAGAGCCATAATAAGGTGAAGCGTCAAGTTCGCACAGCGAGAAAGGGAGTTGACGCAATTCGTGACATTCAGGATATGATAAAAGGAGAGAGGCGTAATAAAAGAAGGAAGCGCTTCTATGAAAAACAGGCATTTAAAGATAATGCAACTTCAGCAGCAATCGCTGGCGGTGGTTTAGGTATAGCAGCTTTAGCTAACTCCAAGAGAGGTCGCGCATTAATTAAAAGATTATTTTCAGAAGGGCACATTGAGGAAGATAAAATGATTGAACTCATGGAAGGGCCTCAAATTTTAACAGATGAAGCCAAGCGTAAAGGCTGGCGTATGTCTCGTCCTACTAGCCAATCCGTGCGAGTTCATCACAAAGGAGATAGAAGAAATCGCAGGAAAAAGCATTGGCATGAAAGAAAATCATCACGCGATAAATTCCTTGGGACTGCAATTATGGGAGCCGTTGGCACTGCTGGGTTATCTGCCCTTCTTGGCAGGAGATTAAAGCGAATAACTCAAAATAGAGATGCTTACAAAAAAGCTTACAATAGAATTAAGGGTAAGCCCAAGGGTATTCATGTCGTAAGGAAACCTGATGGCAGGACTAAACCACCAAGATATCAAAATAATTAATTATGAGTGAACAACAAAAACAACAACAAGCACAAGCACAACCACAAAGCCAGCAGCAAGCTAAAGAAGCTCAACAGCAGCAACCAAAGCAAGCCCAGCCTCAAATCATTAGAAGGCGCGGGCGCGGACGCGGTTAAATGGAAATAAGGCGATGGCCGCCAAGGAGGGAGCCGCCACCTGGTTGGGTTCTCAGTCCTGAGCTATCTGAGCTATATCAATCAAATGTAATAGTTCGCGCAAACTCTTTATCTAAAGTAAGGAGAGACATCCGTGCGGCTAAATCAGATGCTAGAGAATATAAAAGCTCAGGTAGTGTAACAGGTTCGCTTGGTCAAATCGTTTTAGGTGCATTGCTTTTTAGGTGGGGTCATAGGAGATTAAATGGCAGAAGATAAGGATAGATTATCAACCATAGCAGGAGGCGCAGGGGGTGCCGTATTAACTGCGGGATATTATAAGGCAGCTCGTGACAATGAGATCGCCAGGGACTACATGGCGGCTCGTAGAAGGAAGCGAACTAATTTACATAAGAAAATCCAGGGTGATCATATTGATCCAAATACTGGTGTTAAAATTACCGCAGCTTCTCGGAGGAAGCGCAAGATGGATAAATGGGAAACCAAGCAGGCTAAGAAGCATGGTGTTTTCCCAGGCAAGACTACCAAAGGAAAAGATTTACGCGCAGTTAGGGGTAAATTAAAAAAGGGTAACTTCAAACCAAGTGCGTTAAGCGCCATACTAACACGAGGTATTCCTGGTTTCAATAGGGCGAAACTCCCGAGGTCTATACTATATAAGCTCCCTAAGTTTAAGTAGGGTTGACAAGGGAAACTAATCAATGGAAGACCTAAGTTTATTTGAAGCCATAGATGGCAGGATTGATGAAGAGTCAGGTGTAATCCGAGGAGTATCACTTATCACTATGGGTGATGCTAGAGGTCATGGGTTGATCGTTGACCAAAAAACATTGGAGCAATTGAAAGAATCTTTAGATGGAACTCCTAATCCTGGTATTAAGGCTAAACTTAATCACCGCTCTGGTGTGGAAGCTGTTTTTGGTTATATTAATAACTTCTCCATACAAGGTAATAAGCTAAAGGGTGATTTAAATCTTCTTAAGCATCATAGGGACTATAATCAAACTATGGAGCAAATATCTACCATGCCTGGTCAAATTGGACTCTCTGTTGCATTCCAGGGAGACAAAGAAGCAGGTGAGGGTGGAAAAATTTACGCGCGCTGTAAGCGCATAATTTCTGTTGATTTGGTCGCTGACCCAGCGGCTAATCCCGATGGAATGTTTGAAACAAAAGTTGACAACAACAATCATAATATGAACGATCCAGAAGTATCTGAAAACAAGGTGGAGGAGTTGCTCCAAAGTATCAATGAGCGTCTTGAAGGTCTTGAAGGCTTTCGGGGTGATCTTGAGGAAGCTATCGCTGATCAATTTTCTGACGATGATTATGAAGCCTCCGATGAAGCTGATTATGAAGATTCTGAAGAAGATTATGATTATGAAGATAGCTACGATGAAGAAGAAGCTGAAGTGGCTGAGCCAGTTGAGTATTCTTCCATTGATGACGCTCTCACCTACTTAGAAGCTAAAGCCGAGGGAGCTCTTAAAGCTGAGCAAGATTTGCAAGACGAAAAACTCGTCCGTGATCTTGAGATGAAGTTTGAAGAACTCACTAAAAGAAACGAGGAGCTCTTGCTTGAGAACGAGGAACTAAAAGAGCAAATCGAGCTTAGCGCAGTTGAGCCTCTTCCTTCCTCCGCTATTGAAAATCTTTTCTTTAACAACGAGGGCGAAGGCTCTTTTGAGTTTAGCGTACAACAAAGCTCAAATAATAATGAGAGCCCACTTGATGCTATTCGCGCAGCCGTATCCTCTAATCCACAAGGGCATCGCGATTGGCTTATTCGCCAGGGCGTTCTTGAAAACTAAGGAAGAATTATTATGAATCACAATGGAGTAATCGCCCTTCCCACTGATGGAGCATCTACGTATGTGGCTGGTCAAGCAATTGGTGTAAATTCATCTGGTCAAGCAGACACACCTGCAGCAAGTAATCAAATTGGAGTTGTACTCCATGATGTTGATGCCACAGAATCTGCACGCCCTGTTGATGTGCATCTTTTTAGTGGAGGAGGAATCATTTTAGCAACCGCTGGTGGAGCCATCTCAATTGGAGCAGCCGTAGGGTATGGAGCCGCCGCTACTAAAGTAACCGCTGGTGGAGCTTTATCAATTGGCTACGCCTTAGAAGAAGCTACAGCTGACGGAGA